GTCGGCTAAGACCAGTTCAACTCATCAGCATGCCTTTAAATGCTTTACATCTCCCTGCCCTTTATCAAATTTGCCTTCCATTTCGATGTAGCACCGCACGTTATACGGTACCTGGAGGCGGGTCTCCTTGTCCCAAACGATACTTTCTATCATGGGTTGGTGATCGCGCATAAACTGTCGTACATCCATAAATTCCGCCATTGTCGTGGGATATGCCAATATATAGGACCAGACAGTTATCCACGGCCTAAGCTGTGAACGAGTATACTGTCTCCTTTTCTCCGGGTACAGTAGCAAAGATGCAACTATATGCTTATCCCGGTGAGGCCCATGTATTCCCCAGAATCTGGACAAGAACTCAGGGTCCTTTCCAATTGAGCATATTGAACTCTTGGCGTCATTTACCTCAATGCCAAAATTATGGAGTATATAAGAGGCCATTAATGGTTTTAACACCATCAATTTTGGCTTCCGCATCTCCCAGAGACTTGTGTTATCGTCTCCCATGATCGTCCAGTCTTTAAGCTCCTTACGTTTCCCGAATGCATACGCACACGTAAGGACAATCAGCTCATTGACTATACCGTTTACAATAGCAGTGAAACGACTTCCACTGCTAGTCCCATGGTTAACAGGAATAACTCTATCTCCCATGACAAAATTCTTATGTATGAAGTCTTCGCGCAGGATTTTCAACAAAGGATCTGGGCCATCAAACATAGCTTCAATGATATCCCACGCTGCACCCAACAACCAATCAGGGATTGTTGAATCGTATGCCGAGTAATCTAAACTCAGCCAAGACCCCCCAATATGACAGGAATGCCTTCTTGCATTAAACCAGGTTGCTAAAGCTTCATCACTCTTACCAATAGCGCTGTGGTTATACGCTTTTAGCCAGTGGGTGATGGGCTCAGCGTACCTTGACTCACTAATAATCGGGAACAGTGAGACAATCTGTACATACCTCATTTTAGGCTTAAAGGTATTGGTTGGGTTACCATCATCATCAAAAGCGCCTGATGCTTGTGTCCTTGTAGCCATCAGCAAAGGCCTGTTGAACGAACCTTCTTTCATCGCCTTCCTTTCCATTTCTTCGACTTGAGACAATAAACGATCGCTGATAAAGGCACGTTTCTTCGTACCCTTTACGTGCTGGTAAAGATAATCAATACCAGCCGAAGTGCTCCAATCGGTCACAGCGTCCAGAATATCATCAAGAGAATGATACTCCAACCGACGGAAACGGTACCGCGTATAACGCTTAAGTACCTCCTTCTTTGCTGCACAGAAGTTTCTGTTCCATGTAAATGGAGAAACATTGTTCTGTCGACTAAAAGAATCGACTTGCTTCTTGGCCAGTGAATGGTCTTTCCAACTTCTGCAGAATGGCACACCGTCACCATTCTTTAACCCCTGCAGATAGTCTTTGGTACGGAACCAAAATGAGCGATCCGTCAAGTACTGTTCCACAAGTTTGGCAGCATCCTTGTCTCTCTCCACAGTTAATGAGTTTGAGAATGCCGTCTTACGATAAGACCGTAGGCGTTCTT